GACACGGCTACCGACGTTGCTGCGAGCAAGGCTGCGGCTGCGGCACCGGATGCTGTGGAAAATGCAATCAGTATTGCCCGCCGAGAACCTTTGGGGATGCCCAAGGACGAAATGCTGACCGGGTCAATGAACCCTCTTGAAAATGTTCCGTTTACCTATAAGGGCAAGAACCCTCGTGACTGGACGCCAGAAGAGTTTGCCGAGGTAGGAAGCAAGTTTGGGGTCGAGAACCTTGGCCCGGCGTCAAAGCCGGAAGTCTTCAAAGATACGGCAGGTAAAGAGTTCAATATCCCGGGCGGGCTTGAAGGCAAGTTTACGTATTACGATCTCCTCGACCTCAAGAAGCAAGGCATTGACCCGAGTAAGGTTGACAGAGAATTGCACACAAAACTTCAACAGAAGATTTTGCGCACGATGACGCCTGAAAATGTGTCTGATGAACAAGTCTGGAGCGGCCTTATATTTGGCATGACGTCTCCAAATAATCCCTTGTTCCCCAATCAGCTTTCCCAAAGTCGCCTGAGGCTTAGGGACCCAAAGATGATTGACGATTTGGCTGACATGATTTCTTGGCAACCGGGCGAGGTCGTTAGCAAGGAAGCTCGAAAGGTTGCAAACGACCAAATAGCCCACAACTTTGGGCTTGATGCGGCGTCGAAGGGCGGCCTTGGCACGCGCGGCAGCGCCGATTACACGCGCGTTGCTGAGCTTGCAAAGATGTTCAAAGAACGCCCTGACTTCTTCAGGAAGAGCCCAGACGAACCTTGGGACAATTTTGTTGAACGTGTTTCGTCACAAGTAGCCGGGCTGTCGATGAAGACGGGGTCTTTTGGCAGCGTTTGGCAAGACCCGGCAACGGCGGCCATCTCCGCCATTGATAGGCACATGGCTCAGCAGTTTGAGCGCACAGGCGGCCTGTTCAAAGACGAAGCACAGAGAATGTCATGGGAAGCCCGAGTTGTGGACCGTTGGAACAAGGACAACCCAGATCGCGCAGTAGAAAGCTTCTACGATTTGCGCCGGACATCAGGCGCAGAAGGGCATATTGGTGGCCTCCTTCTTGAGTACGTAGGCGATGCAAAGACGCCGAAATTTAGAAACGCCCCCAAGCGTGGGTCGAACTCTATGGAGGGTGTAATAAACCCCGACTTACCGCAGCACCTAAAGGAAGCGGATTGGGTTTACGAGCCTGAGAAAGTCTTCAAGATGGGTGACGCCTATAAGCGGGCTTTGGCGTTGAATGACACTATTGCCAAAGAGCACGGCCTTGGACTGTTTGGTTCTCAATGGATGGAATGGGATCGCATTCGCAGGCGGTTGGAGCCTCACGAAAATATGTTCCCATCTCTTGAGAAGATGCCTGCTATGTCTGTGGACCAGTTGCGCAGCGTTGACGCAGAGCATCGCATGTCTGGCCATAAAGATTACACAAAAGTGGATCAGCAAGGGCGCGCACTAAAAGACCTGCCGGAAGACGAATTGCCTGAAGGCGTGTTCTTGAAGCCGACACGGCCTCGGGCTGAAGCGTCCCCGTTTGCCTACTTCAGCAAAGTACCAGCCAGCCAAATTGTTGAAGGAGCAACGGGCAGTGAAAGAGAAGAGTGACCTGCCGAACATGGGTTTCGCGTACATCTCGACTGAGCGAAACATTGACTCCCCAGCGGGGCAGGCCACAACATTTTTTACGCAAAAACTTGGCAAATTTCAACCTTTTTGTCGCCCCTTGAACTAACACGAGAAATCGCGTCTGATATTAGCTGAGCTGCGAAGAAACTGCGCACCACTCGCGTGCCGGGACCGATAGGAGAACACCATGTCTGATATGGCCAAGAAGGCCCGTGCGGCCCTCAAGTCCAAGGCTACTAGGCTCGCTGGAGAGACGACTGGCAAGGTAGACGCCTCCAGCTTCACTCCCGGCGCTCCGATGAATGCGGACGTCAAGACGGGCATGCGCCCCGTCAGCAAGCGCGCCTACAAGAAGGGCGGCAAGGTTCAGGGCGTCGCCTCCCAGCAGCGCGCCGACCGTATGCAGCGCAAGTCTGGCGGCAAGACAGTAAAGACTGACGACACGCCGATGGTTGACCGTTACGTAAACCGTGACATGAAAAAGGCCAACGAGTACCGTGCCGGTGCTAAGCACATTGGCGCTCTCAAAAAGGGCGGTCGCGTTAAGAAGCAAAGCGGCGGCGGGATGGGCGAAACCATCAAGTCCAAAATCCGTGAGTTCTTGAGCCGCATGTCTCCCAGCGAGAAAGACAAGCAGTTGGCGCAACAGGCCCAAGGCCTGAAGGACGCTAACGCCAGCACCGCAGACAACATTAGCCCGGAAGATCGGGCCAAGCTGGAGTCGATGGCTTCTGGCGACGAAAAGCTCAAGAGAGGCGGTCGCGCCAAGAAGATGGGCGGCGGTCCCCTCCAGCAGATCGGCGCAGCCAATGCCGCTACCGCTGGCCCCGGCACCAACCTCGTGCCGTCCAGCGTCCTGAACATCCAGCCGGGCGGCGTTCGCGGCTCACTGTCCCCGATGAAGAAGGGCGGCAAGGTCAAGGGCCACCCCGACGAGGCGATGGACAAGGCTCTCATCAAGAAGATGGTCAAGCCGGAGGCTCGCGCTGGCAAGAACATCGGCGGCGCTCTCAAGATACTCAGCCCGCTCGCCATGTTGTTTGACGCAGTAGGCGACGACGACAAGCCCGAGAAGAAGAGCGGTGGCCGCATTAAGAAATATGGCGGCGGCGCTCTTGGCTATGCAGACGGCGGCTATGCCCCGGGATATGCCCGTGGCGGGAATAGAGATGCTCCCGCAATGCAGCGTCCTCCGCAAGGGCAGATGGCTCCAATGGCGCAGCCCGGGCCGATGCCGGTTCCGCCCATGCAGCAGGGCTTCGTCCCCCAAGTTCCTCCGGGCCTTGTCATGCCGAATGCCCCCGTTAACGCGCCTGTTCCGGTAATGAACCAGCCTCTTCCTCCGGGACAGATGTTCAATAATGGCGGTCGCGTAGCCAAGCAGGACGGCGGTTCGCTCGCCAGCTTTGCTGGCGGTGGGTCAACCAAAAAGCGCAGCAGCAAGAAAGACGGCAAGACGCACATCAACATCATGATCGGGTCTGGTGGCCCGGCTGAGGGCGCTATGCCTCCTCAGGGTGGTCCGCCCCCGGGCATGCCGCCAATGCCTCCGGGACCTCCCGGCGGGATGCCTCCGGGGCCGCCTCCGGGCATGCCTCCGGGCCCGCCCCCGGGACCTCCCGGAATGCCGCCGGGCCAGTTCCGTCGCGGTGGTCGCGCCAAGCGGCAGGACGGCGGCCATGTCTATCCCGCCATGAAGTACGGCGCGGGATCAGGCGAAGGCCGTCTCGAAAAGGCCGAAAAGTACGGCAAGAACGCCAAAAAGTAGTGTTTGCCGAGTTCCTAGGCATGGGAGCACTCGGCTAACATGGGCGGCGATGGGCCTCTCCCCGTCGTCGCCCTAGTATTCCAAGGAGAGGGACACCACCTGAGGGGGAGAGGTGAAAGATGCTAACTTACAATGACTTGTGGCAATATGAGTTCAAAAAGCTGGTAACGGCGGAACTCGAACGTCTGGCGTCCATCGTGGCGTCACCTAAGGGTCCAAAGGACCACTCCGAGTACAAGCAATATGTTGGGCAGATACAAGGTCTTCGGAGAGCCATCGAGCTTTCCGAGGAGGCCCAGATTGTTGCTCAAAACAAAACCTAATGGCAGAGAGGAGCCAAACATGCCTTACATGATAATGGACCACGAAATCGACCCGGCAGAGAAGCTAAAGAATGAAATTGGGGACCTTTCAGGTATTGAAATCTTCAATAACCAAGTCCTGTGCGCCGTTTATATTCGGCCCGACAAGACTAAGGGCGGGATCATGCTCGCCAATCAGACGACAGAGGAAGACCGGTTTCAATCCAAGGTCGGCCTCGTCGTAAAGATGGGTCCGCAGGCGTTTGTAGACGAAACAAACTCGTGGTTTTCTGACAACGAAGCAAAAGTAGGCGATTGGATTGTGTTCCGCCCGTCTGACAGTTGGTCAATTACTGTGAACGGCGTTTTATGCCGTATTTTGGAAGATATGAGCGTGCGCGGTCGCGTTACCGCCCCTGATCTCGTTTGGTAGAGGGCAAAACCATGAGCGATAAAGACAAAAACGATCAAGTTGAGTTGGATTTAGGCGATAATTCGATTGATAAGGACGATATTGAGGTTGTAGCCGCTGAAAAAGATGAAAAATCAGCGTCTCCGCTCGAAGATGGCATTCAAGACCTCAAGTTAAAGCTAGAACAAGAGCGGTTAGCTCGTGCGGACGCTGAAAGACGCGCCCGTGACGCTGCTGAGCGTGAGGCGAACGCCAAGAACGAGGTCGATCAGACCAACTTGCAGCTCGTTACGAACGCCATCGACACGGTTCGTCGTAACAACGACATCCTGAAGATGAATTACAGCGAAGCCATGTCTATCGGCGACTATAATAAGGCCGCCGAAATTCAGGAGACGATGGGCTCTAATTCCGCCAAGCTTTTGCAGCTTGAAAACGGTCGGCAGGCGATGGAAGCCAAGCCCCGTGTCCAAGCGGAGAGCTATGCGCCAACGCTTGACCCTGTCGAGAAGCTGGCGTCGCAGCTTTCCGTCCGGTCTGCTGCGTGGGTTCGCCAGCACCCCGAGTTCGCCACCGATCAGCGTCTGTTCCAGAAGATGATCGCGGCTCACAACTTGGCAATTGCTGACGGATTGCCGCCCGATAGCGACGACTACTTTGCTTCGGTCGAGGGAAGCTTGCGCATCAACCAGAGAGCGCCTGTCACGGCGTCTGATGACCCGATGACAAGCGCCGCTAAGGCGACCCAGTCCCGTACCAGCTCCCCTCCTCCCGCAGCCCCGGTGTCTCGTTCGCCATCGGGCCGCCCTAACGTCGTCAGGTTGACGTCTGAAGAGCGCGAAATGGCGCAGATGATGGGAATGACTGAAAAAGACTATGCTGTTAACAAAGTTGCCTTGCAAAAAGAAGGCAAGCTTAATTAGGGAGTTATATCATGAATGAACCTGTTGCACGTCGCCCCGGTCGGTTGGCCGGTAAACTGAAGCCCCGCGAAGCAATGATCGAGGCTGTTGGCGAAATCTCTTTGAACGAAATTTCCGAAGAGGCGCTTAGCAATCGCCCTCCTATGCACCCTCCCCTGCGTGCAGACGACCCGCGCAGCCGCGCAGCCAAGCGTGCGGCTGAAATCCGTGGGAATGTTGGCTCGATGGACGAGGGCGTCGATGACTTCTACATCGACACGCGCGAAATCCCGGACGGGTGGACGTATGAGTGGAAGCGTCGAACCATTGCTGGCCAAGAGGACCCTGCCTATCAGGTGTCTTTGGCACGCATGGGCTGGGAGCCAGTTCCTGCGGATCGACATCCCAATATGATGCCTGTCCGTGGCCAGTACACCACCATTGAGCGCAAAGGCATGATGCTGATGGAGCGCCCAATGGAGTTGTCTGAGGAGGCTCGCTCCATTGAGCTTAGGAGAGCCCGCCAACAAATTGCCAACAAGAAGACCCAACTTGGCAGCTCTCCTGACGGCCAGTTTGGTCGCGACCATGCGTCGGTCAAACCGAAGGTCAGCAACAGCTACGAGCCAATGCCGATCCCAAATGACTAATCTGCCTGCGAAGTATTTTCGCACAGTTGAGGCCCCCGTTTGGGGGCCTTTACTTTTGGAAGGAGCTTCGCTAGTCTGACATCAGGCCTCTTGTAGGTCAGTTGTTTCCCTCGGTGTGGAAACGTCAAATAATCCTTGTTCCTAATCGCCCCGGCGCGCGATGAGGGGACTTCCTGAGAAGGAGGCACCGTCATGGCGAATACAAGCACGCCTTTCGGTTTTCGTCAGATTAAGGGCACTGGTTCAGCTCCGACCTATGAGCAGAACACTCGTTACATCGCATCCGCTAACTCCACCGCCATCTTCTTTGGCGATGCTGTTATCCCGCTGACCACAGGCTACATCGCTCAGGCGACGGCCTCGACGGTTCGCGTAGAAGGCATCTTTGCTGGTTGCAAGTATGTTTCCGTTTCTCAGAAGCGCACCGTCTGGTCCAACTACTGGCCCGGCTCTGACGCCAACGGCGACGTAGAAGCTTACATCATTGACGATCCGAACGCTCAGTTTGAAGTCCAGTCAACCGACAGTGCTGGCACCGCCCCCGTGGCGTTTGCTAACGTCGGCGAGTACATCAACCTTGCAGTTGGTTCCGGCAACACAGCTACCGGCATCTCCGGCATGAGCGTAAATGTTGCCACGCTTGCTACAACGGTAACTTTGCCGTTCCGTGTAGTTGGCCTCATTCAGAACCCGCCCGGCGCAAATGGAACGGACATCACAACCGAGTTCAATCGCGTCATTGTAGCATTCAACAACGCCTCGACCCGCACCAATGGTGCTGGGCCCGTTGGCCTCGCTTAAGGAGTAAGGGCAAATGGCTGTCAATCTTTCAGCGATTAAAGACCTTCTCCTCCCCGGCCTCCGTGGGATTGAAGGCAAATATGAGCAAATCCCGTCTCAGTACGACAAGATTTTCACTAAGCACGACTCCAAGCTCGCTTTGGAACGTACTGCTGAAATGCGTTATCTGGGGCTCGCTCAGCTCAAGACTGAAGGTGGTCAAGTCAGCTTCGACAATTCGGCTGGCGAACGCTACGTCTACAACCAAGAGCACACGGAAATCGGCCTTGGCTATGCGATCACTCGCAAGGCCATCGACGACAACCTGTACAAGACCCAGTTTGCTCCGTCGAACCTCGGGCTGGTGGAGAGCTTCCAGCAGACCAAGGAAATCTACGGCTCGAACGTGCTGAACACGGCGACGACCTACAACGCCTCCATCGGCGGTGACGGTCAGGCGCTTTGCTCAACGTCTCATCCGATTGACGGCGGCACGGTGGCTAACAAGCCGACCGTTGACGTTGATCTCAATGAAGCAACCCTCCTGAACGCAATGATTTCGATCAGGACGAACTTCAAGGATCAGGCAGGCCTGAAGGTCTTCGCTCGTGGCCGTCGCCTCGTGATCCCGCCGCAGCTTGAGCCGGTTGCCATTCGTCTTTTGAAGACTGAATTGCGCCCGGGAACAGCAGACAATGACGTCAACGCGATATTTACCACAGCAGGCGGCTTGCCCGAAGGCTACATGGTAAACGATTACCTGACGTCGCAGTATGCTTGGTTCCTGCTCACGAACATTGATGGCCTCTCCTACATGGAGCGCATTAAGTTCGAAACAGATATGCAAGTCGATTTTACGACCGACAATCTGCTGGTTAAGGGCTACGAGCGTTACAGCTTCGGCTACTACAACTGGCGTTCGATCTTCGGGTCGTTCCCGACTTCGTAAGCTAAAGGGCGGAGGCTTCGGCCTCCGCTTTTTGATCTAGGCGCATAGTTCACGTTGACCGGCCTAGCGGACGCTGCACAGACAACGTGGACGCATCGTGCAGGAGGTTCCTATGGGAACTACTACGTTTACTGGCCCTATAAAAGCGGGCGATGTTCTTAATACTAGCGGAACTACACCCGGCACACTCAAGAACGTTGGGTTTGTTGCGATGGCTCAGACTGCCAGCATTACGCAGGCAGACACGGCCACCGCTTACGCAACCGCCATTGTTATCCCAGCTTATAGCCACATCTTGAACGTCCAGTTCTTGACGACAACTGGCTGGAGCGGAGCGGCAACTACGATTAGCATTGGGACAAGCGCCACCTCTACGGAGTTGGTTGTTGGCCAAAGTCTTTCGGCCATCGGCCTTGCCTCGGCTGGCCCCGGAACAGATGCTACTCGGACAGGAAACTGGTCTAACGTCGGCGCGTCTGATGTCGTCATTTATGCACTGTCGGCGAACACTGGTGACGGTGTTGGCGACTTAATCGTCCGCTACATCCAAGCTGAAAACGCTTAACCGGTTTATAGGAGACTATCATGAAGGGTAAAGACAAAGGCAAGGCCCCCAACACCGGCAAAATGGCGCTCAGCGCCTACGCAGGTGGCGACAGCAACGTTGCTCGCGAGACAATGAAGAGCAACGACGGCTTCAAGCGCGGCGGCAAGACCGGCAAGACCGGGATGAATGCTGGAGGCGTCATGTCGTCTGCTCACGCTGGCCGTATGCCCCGCAAGTCGGGTGGCGGCGTGTTCTCGTCGGCTTCCGGCTCGGGCGACAAGCGCAAGCCAGCTCAGCATTACTAAGAGTTGTCTCCCCCCCCAGCCAACTCTTGTAATAGAGACGGGGGCCTTGTGCCCCCGTTTTTTATAAGGATGTGAAATGTCTCGGTCCCCTGCTTGGCAACGTTCTGAAGGCAAAAACCCTGAAGGTGGCTTGAATGAGAAGGGCCGCGCATCGGCGCGCGCGGAGGGACACAACCTAAAGCCCCCAGTTTCACGTGAAACAGCCCAGAAGTCTGACGCCGCCGCAGGCCGCAGAAAGTCATTCTGCGAAAGAATGACGGGCATGAAGCGCAAGCTGACTGGGGCTGCCACAGCGGCGGACCCCGACAGCCGCATCAATAAAGCTCTTCGTAAGTGGGATTGCTGACATGGCCGAAAAACCTTTTTGGGAAAAAGACGCTCCAAAAGGTGCTAAAGAAAAACACCTGAACCGAAAACAGGTTCAGTCTGCCAAGGCAAAGGCTAGGGCGGCGGGTCGCCCTTACCCCAACCTAATAGACAATGCAGCCGCTGCGCGAGCGGCAAAAAAGTAAAACTTCTTTCAGTAGCGGGATGTCGAACATGAAGTACAAAGATATTTCTCAATCTGGCGTCGGCCGCAGCGCAGTCTGCGCTATTGACGACTTTCAGGTCCCGGTAAACATCGGCGTTGGAGCCAAGCTTGCTTCCGGTACAGCTACTTTCAATATCGAGTACACTTTGGACGATGTTGATGCTATTACTAATTGGTATGTAGCGCCCGGGTTCTCCGCAGTGTCTGCGTCCACGGGCGGTTCGATCACAATCCCATGCAAAGCAATTTGCATTAACATCACCAGCGGAACCGGGGCAGTCGTTGCCGCTATTGTTCAGGCTGGCCCGGCGTAAGAGGCGGCCATGACAACCAGCGGAACATATACATATGGGCCGTCGCTTGGCGAGCTGACGTTGTACGCCTTTAACCTTTGCGGGTTGCGGAATACGTCGCTTGTTCAAGAGCATATGCAAAGCGCCCGCACGGCGACAAACCTTATGCTTGCCCGCTGGTCTAATCAAGGTGTCAACTTGTGGGCCGTTGATCTTGAGACGGTTGCTCTTGTTGAAGGCCAATCTACATACGAAGTTCCTTCGAACACCGTAATGATCCTCGACGCCTACATTACAATCGCTCAAGGCGACTCAAACACAGACCGCATTATCTTGCCTGTATCGCGCACAGAGTACGCCAGCTACCCGAATAAACAGCAGCAGGGCTTCCCGACAACGTACTGGTTTGACCGGTTATCTGGGTTGACGCCTGCGGCGGGTGCGGAGGCGGGCGTCCAGCAAGTTCCTACTCTTTCTCTTTGGCCTGTCCCTGACGGCAACGAAGCTTCGACGCTAAAATACTATCGGGTTCGCAGGTTGCAGGACGCGACGTTTTCCGGCGGTCAACAGCCGGAAATTCCGTATCTTTGGCTTGAGGCGTTTGCTTATGGCCTCGCCTTGCGGCTGGCGCAAATCTGGAACCCGCAGATGATGCAGAGCCTGAAGCCTCTGTCCGACGAGGCGTACCAGATAGCTGCTGACCAAAACGTTG